GCAACGTCAGCGCGGTAGAGGCTGACGCCTACGCCAAAAAATACCTGAACGACCCTAATTTCCGTGTGGTGCCTGAGACAGCTTAAACCACCAGCGCAGTGCCGTCCCACGGGAGCCGCCAAGGTAGGGAATTTCGGGTTTCCCGCCATCACTCGCTGATGAGGACAAGATGAAAAATCAAACACGCAACGTGCGTACAGTGGCGTGATGTACAAAGACAATCGCCACAGCGATCTCATGCAGCATTTTCGCGGATTTCTGAGCGGGCCGAATCGTTGCCCCGGTTGTGCTGGGCACGGGATTACCGATCGTGGCACCACCTGTAAAGCCTGTTTGGGCGATGGCAAGCTTACATCTGCTGTGCGTGGCTACTCCGTCACCACCTTGTACGGCGCCGCACCCGTGACCGTCAGGCCGACTTCTGTCGAGCACGTTCGACCCTCCCAAAGACGGGCCGCTAGCTGACTCTTTTCTGCGCACGCTGGATGTGCGGCGGGCTCACTCAATAAGTGGTCGTCGACAAGCCGCCAAGGTAGGGAATTTCGGGTTTCCCGCCATCACTCGCTGACAAGCCCTAGATCCGAGAAGTCCGGCTCGGCGTAGCACCGACAGTTAACCGCTTCCCCTGGGTGCCCGTCCTCCGGCGGATCGCTCCAATCATACGAATCCCCTTCCCTGACTTCGTGTTCCTCACGCACGCGATTGTCGCGCATCGTGCGCCACACGTAGCGCGTCACGCCTAGGTTTTGCTGACGCTCCGCGTTTACTTCCCCGAACAGCTTACCCATCTGATCACGGGCTATCAGCTTCGCCCGCGACTCGCTCACGCCCGCGCGTTCTGCTAGCAAGTCCGCTACAGTCTCCCAACGCGAGCCCTCGACCGTGGCTTGCGCTACGGTGCGGGCAAGATCGTCCGCGAGGCGAGGCCCGAGCCCTTGCACAAGCTGCGCGTTCTCGACGGCAAAGGTCGAGATCTTGCCGACTACACCGGCATCGAGCCCGCGCGCCTTGTTGAGATCCACGCCGACAGCGGCCCGAGCTTGAGCGACGAGCTGCCGCTTCTGGTACTCGGCGGTCAGCTGGCCGTAGCGAAGTGCGAGCTTCATAAGCTGCTCGGTGTTGCCGATCTTGGCGAGGCGCTGGTTTGTCTCCATGAGCAGTTGCTCGATCGGATCGCGCGCGTCGACCTTGTGCGTGCTGCGGATCGTGTCCGGATCGGGCCAGTGCTTGTGGAGCTTTTCGACAAAGCGGTCGAGCTCCGCTTGCAGCCCGGCCAGCACGGGCCGAAGCGCCTTGTAATAGTCCGCCGCAATTCGGGTCGGCGGGTGCTGCTTAGGTAGTCGCGGGGGCACTGATCACCGGCACCTGTTGCGGCTGCTCGCTCTGCACGGTCACGAGATCGATATCGGGATCGATCGACGTGTCGGGGTTGTAATCGTCGCCGCCGAATCGGGACTTGCGGATCTCGTCGGGAGTGAGTGCGCCCATCGAATAATAGATCTGATCGGTCTGAGCCACCTTCAAACGGCGATCGGCGTCCGCGACCTCGCCTAGCTGCTGGAGCGGCAGCCACTTGATCGACCAGTACTCGGGCTCGACGCCGCCGGTCGGGCCGTCCTTGGCCCGAAACAGCACGCGGAGCAGTCGCTCTAACCGGGGCTGTAGCTGCTGAGTCTGAAACGAGCTGATGGTTGAGTACCAGATTTCTAGATCGGTCTGTCCGGTCGAGTTGAGCCCGCCCGGCTGCCGTCCGAACAGCAAGCTGATCGGCATGCCAGCGGCAGCCGCGAGCCGCTCCATCCATTTATCGAGGAGGTCCGACATCCCGGCGACTTGAGTAGTCGAGCGGCTGTAGTCCTCCTCGGAATCAATGATCAGGGTGCGCGCTACGCTTCGGGCCAGATCGAGCGCTTGTGCCCGGTTCTGCACGATCGTTCGATCGTTCGCAGACAGGATCTCGGCAAGTCCCTTCAATTTCAAAATCGGGATTGCGAACTCGGTAAGCAGCGTGCTCGACCCGTCGAAGCTGGAGTTAAAGCGCTGGAGTACCGCATAAACCCGGTTGAGCACGCTGTCGCCCCAGCCGTTATTTTCGCGGTAGGTGCGCTTTGTGACCCGGATGCCGGGAAAGAAGATCAAGCGGCTCTCGTGAATCTGGCTCGTGATGGCGGTACCGTCATAGCCCGCGATCGGGACCACTTCCACGATTTCGGGTTTCCCAAAGTTTGGGCGGAGCGGGTCGCCGTACCAGCGCTGCGGGCGAAGCTCGCGCGGCTCAAACACCTGCAAAAACCGAAACGACCGCACCGCGTTTTCGTCAAGCGGCTGATCAGGCTTGTGCCCATCGAGCGCGCCCATAAACAACGCGCCGCCACCATACGCCCGTTCGTACTCCGCCGCCGTAGTGAGCTGCGCAACGAGGTCCAAGCCACTCGGGCTAATCGCTGCGTTGATCCGGCGCTCGGCCTCGCGTGTCTGATCGGTGAGTGCGCTCCGATCTTCCGCGAGCTGAACCACAAACCCCTTGCGGAGCGCTTCGGCGACCGGGTACTCGACGATCTTCGCGGCAATGTCGTCACCGCGCCACAGGTTCTCCAGCGTCTGCTGATCGAGAAGGTCTGGCGTGACCTCCGAAGCGAGGTTCTTATCTCGCCCCGGAATCCCAAGCCCGGTCAAAAAGTTCGACCATGTGTCGGCGGCCCATCGTTTCAAAAGCATGTCAAGACTCTATCATAAGGTACCGAGTGCACGCAGCCGCACAGCGTTTGTGCTCACACCGGTAGAGAGCTCCGCCATGCTCACGGTGTCGACCTGATCGTCGTGGTCGCCGTTCGGAAATTGATCGAACTCGTCGAGCCATTCCTCTAACCACGGTGCATCGTCCGGCAGTATCCAATTCCCGGCCTCTACCAGCGGACTTACAAACTGCGCCCGGGCCTCTTTGCTGTCCTGTCCTGGGTTCCAAGCAATCACGCCCGGTATCGCCCGCGAGATCGCGCTCACGATGGCTGGGCCGTTCGCTTTATCCTCGATCACGATTCGGCTAGCCCTTCGTCCGGGCCGGGCGTCCCTGCGCCACCGGTCGACAAGCGGGGTTAAGTGACCGATCGTCGCGCTAAAATCAGCCTTCCGCCGGAAGCGCTCTAGCACGTAGCGCCGGGCACTTTTGAACCCGACGACGGTAAGCACCACGTAATCGTTCTCGTCGCCGTCTTTGAAAGCGGCATCTACGAACACACCGATCAGATCGAACGTGTCTGGCAGCGGCTCGGCGGCACCTTCGTAGCAGCCGCGCGGAGGCACGCCCGGCCCGCCGACCCCATCACGTTTCCAAAATCGCCACCACGCACGCTTGAACAGCCCGCCGCCCTCGACGTTCGGGCTTTGGTCGTGTTGGTTTGCGTAGCCTGTCGAGCCTAGCCGCACCCGTTCGGCGACGAGGTACTTGATCGGCTGGAGCTGCGGAAACAGCGGCTCGCCCGGCTCGGTGCGGGGGTCCTCCCGAAAGACCGAGCCTTCCCTGTTGACCGTGACAAAGGAGCGCTTCGGGTCATACTCCGACGGCAGACACAGGTGCTGGAAATCGCCGCGCGCTAGAAGGTGCCCGCTCAGGTCGCGCGTGTGAAGGCGCTGCATGACCACGATCCGAAAGTCGCGCTGCGGATCGGCGATCCGGTTGTGAAGCGCTTGATCCCAGGTCTGATTAACTCGGACACGCTTAGGCCGTGACCACGAGTCTTTCACCGATAGCGGATCGTCGGCGATGATTCCGTTTACACGCCAGCCGGTCGACCCCCCGAAGGAATCCGACTGCCGAAACCCCGTCCGCGTGTTCCAATAGTAGGTCTTTTCGTGTTGCCGGGGGTCGAGTGTCCAGCCCGCCGGGCCCGAGAATCGCGTCTTATACCACGGGCTCTCGATGACCTTTTGCGTACGCATCGAGTCGCGCGTCGACAGCTCGCGATCGTAGGACACGAACAGCCCGCGCGCTTCCGGTCGCCAAGTCCACCACCATGCCGGAAAGAACACCGACGACCACAGGCTTTTTGCCGTGCCGGGGGGCTGGTTGATAATCAGGTTTTGAATCTCGCCGCGTGCGCACGCTTCAAGGTGCTCGGCGATGATCCCGTTGTGCCAGTTGTCGAGGTACGGCGTACAAGGCTCGACGATGTGCCAAGCTTGCTGGCCAAACGCTCGCAGGGAGCGGCGGCAAAGCTCGGCCTCAACATCGGATAACCTAAGACGACCTAGATCGATCATCCGATCGGCTCGATCCGTGACCCTTTGAACCGTTTCAGATAGCGGAAGGCTGTCGACCGGCTGACGACAATCGACTTCCCGCTCTCGTAGGTGAACATAAAGCGCCGCTTGTCGACCACCCTGCCTATGTCTGTCCGTTTGAGCTTGCGCTCATAAAGCCCGACGAAAAAATGCTGTATCGACCACCGGGCCGTGCCGGGGCTGGAGCAGTAGCCCACGAGCTGCCGAAGTCCGGCCAGCCCCAGAAATTGATCACCTACGGCAATGCCAGGATGGCGGCCCGGCGGAAACTCGGTGAGTGTGAACACGAACCCGATCGATTCCCGTTGCTCGACTTTCACCTTCAGGACGCCCCGACCGTATTTGTAGTTATGCACGAGCTCGGGCATGGTCGCGAGCTTGTCGAGTAGCACCTTACGGCGGACGGTTCGGTCAGCAGCGGTGAGTGTGTTGCCGCGCCGCTTCCGCTTGTTGAAGTGGTGGCGAAGCTTGCGCCACACGTCCTCAGAACCCCACTTGGTAGGAGGGGTCGTGCCGACGTGTTTGGTGTAGAGGTCGCGAAGCTCGTCGCGTGATAGGCTTTTGTAGCTTGGGGGTAGTTCCACAGACGGGCACTAGCAAACCTGCTAGGTCGTGTCAAGTCGGACGTGGGGCTGTGTCAAACCCGATATCGGGCGATGGCAAGAGCACGCAACACGATTCGGTTTGACCTTGTGTCAAAGAAGATCGACATTAACGGCGGGCCTCTTGCCGACGCTTCGGAAGGTGTCTTAGAGGTTGAGGCGTGCGACTGGCTGCTGCGGAAACAACACTTCGCCGGGCTCGGTGCGGGGGTCTTCTCGAAAGACTCGGCCCTCCCTGTTGACCGTCACAAACGAGCGCTTCGGGTCCTGAATATGACAAGGCCCCGGCATTTGATTTGATACCAGGGCCTTGTCACACCACGTCATTGATAGGTTGAAGGCGTAACTCTTCGTGCTCCGTTTCAAAGGATATTTTGGGATATCCAGAGGCCTGTCACGTTCGTTTCCGCTACAGGGCATCCGTGATTGCGATGCGACCGACTTCCTACCTGAGCAATACGGTTCCTATCACCTGGTCACAGAATTGTCAACACTCGATTTAACAAGCTCGGCCTCTTGCGGCGCGGCCCGGTCGAGCAACTTGGCCAGCGTTTCAAGCTCCTCGGTCGAGAGCTTGGACAGGTCGAGGGACGCCTCGACCTTGACGCTTGCGGTCACTTCGGCGCGATCGCCCCAACCCGTGCCGTTCTCACCCCGCCCGCCCGGCCCGATCCTTGACCTGTGCGTCAAGCTCGGCGAGATCTCGCACTCCTTCCCCGGCCAGGGGAAGATCGCGCTCTCCGTCAGCTCGGTCGGTAAGTGCGTTTGGCGGCGGTGCGCAGAGTATCTGGTCGCCTTCTCTCCCTTCGTGGGAGCCTCGCGGAGTGTTGTAGCGGATGTTACGGGGATCATCTACCGGGCAGAACTTGACAAGTTCGCACTCCGCCGAGTTCCGAGTCACCCTGTGTCTGTAGTTTGACCACTCCCAGGAGACCTCACGTACTCGACCGCGCCACCGTCGAGCTTGCGACTGTGCGCGAAGTTTGCCGCCGCGAGTTTCTTAATCTGAAAGATCACCAATTGCCGCTGGTAGCCCCTGATCGGAAGCTCGGTCGCCTTGACCGGCCCGCCGAGTAGCAGCGCGACAGCTTGGACAGCTGCCTCGGACACGTCCAAGCCCCGATCGTGTAGCCAGTGTGCAGCACGGACGTAGCGCTCGCAGTTGGCGCAAAGGTGCGCCCTACCCGACTGCGAGGCACGTAAACCCCCCATCCGAGCACTCGCGACTGCTACGGTGTCGGCGGCGTGGCCAAGCATGCTGCTAGACTTGACCGTGCATCTGGGAGCGCCGCTCGGCCTTCTCGAGATCAGCTTCCAGTTTACAAACCGCGCCACAGGTTCAAAGGTACGGGCCATCGTTTTGATCCTCCGCTGAGCACACTAGCTAACTTGCTAGCGCGTGTCAAGCCTGACAAGCTCCGCTTCGGCGGGTTCGGCACGCTTCATGATCTGAAGTAGCTGCTCTAGCTCGCCCGAAGAAAGCTTGGACAGGTCGAGCTTCGAGTCCACTTGGACACTTGCAGCGACCTCCGACCTGTCGCCCCAAGTGTCCTCCGCTCGCAACCCTCGCCCGCCCGGCCCCTTTAAAAGCCACGTCTCGGGCTTGGTAGCAAAGACCACCGTCTCTGCCATCGCTCGGGCTTTCGCGGCAGCTTGCCGCAGAAATTCCCGATACCCGGCGTCCGCTCGCATGAGGTCGTGATGTGTGAGGTAGGAGATATGCTTGCACGCGGCAGTCTCGATTGAGACACCACGCTCGATGTCGATTGTGATCTTTTCAAGCTGCTCGGGGTCGAGCACTTTTAAGGCAAGCATCTTGCCGGGGGAAGGGACATCCTCTTGATCGTAGTACCCCCCCTTCAAAGGAGCGTCATCATCGGGTGGTAGTGACAACATCCTCTTGATCGTAACAGTTTCCTATTAACGGCGCATCATCTAGCTCGGGGACGACTGGCAGATCGATCGAGTCCGGGGCTTGGTTTCCAAATACTTCCCAGCCATCCCGAGCCCAGCGCGCGAACATATCGAGCCGGGGCCGTGCCTCGGTCTCCTTCTCGATCTGCTTGTAGAACAGATCAGGTTTGGCGCTGTGTTTTGTACGCGGGGCGTATAGCGTCTGCCGGTGCTTGATATCTGGAAGCGGCACCTTGCCCAGCGTGCAGAGCAGCACGAGCTCAGCATCGCACCGCATGCGTTGCCCGAGTCCGGGATTCTGAGGCCGGACGATTCCCTCTGAGCCGACCTCCGCCTTGACCCACGGTCTGAAGGTCACATACCGAAAGCCCCAAGCTCTCACGCAATCAATCGCGTCGACTAGGTAGTTGCCTGTAGTCCACAGCCACAGCAAGCACCCGCTCGGATCGGCAAGGTTTTGGAGCGGCAGCGCCTTGATCTCGCTCACCTTCATAAGCGGGTAGTGCTTGTCGGCACCGCGCTTACAGACCCCGCCACCTTGCTCCGGCCAAGGCGGGTCACACACGATCACCTTGTACATGGGACATCCTCCTGATCGTAATACCCGCCCGCAAGCGGTGCGTCATGCCGGTCTAAGTGCTCGGGGAACCACTCGACCTCGCGAGCCTTTCCACAGCTCCGACATCGCCCAGGTGGCGCGGTGTCGGTGTAGATAACGACGGCTTTCCGATTCCTGCCCGTGCCGATCACGAGCGGGCGAACCTTCTTAGGGTACACCCGAGCATCATCTAGGTTGTAGTACCGGTAGTAGACAGCATCTTGTTCGGCTCGGGTTTCAGGCTCGCGCACGGTGAGGGTAAACCGACCCTGTCGGATGGCCTCTTGTCGGGCGACGTGCTCGGCGCTTTCGACGTTGCTCGGCATCCACCGGTACCAGCTCGATAGGTTGCCCGAGCGCAATCGAGGGTTGGCCGGTACGAATCGTGCTGAGTCCGGGTTAGAACTAGCAGCCGCGTTCAACACAGGGCAGCCTTCCCCGAGTAGCCGAACCTTATCGCTGTCTGTGAGCTTAAACCTCAATTGCTGTGCGTCCTCGACCACGGTTTGGACGTGGTCCGACAGCCGCACAGACTGAGCTTCCCGCCACTCCCCACGCTGATTCTCATATCGCACACAGACAACGATGTTGCGCTTTCCGTACTGCGTTGCTTGTGCGTAAGTCTCAGGCATGGCACGCCTCTCGACGATAAGCGCGGACTCTATCACGATTGCGCGCCCTCAAAGCAGCCACCACACAGAAGTGATAGCTGTAGCAATCGAACCCGAGATCGCTGTCGGCGACGGTGTTAAGCTCATCTAGCTGGGCTTGCAGCCCGAGCGGCAGATCGACACCGGACCACAGCTCGGCAAGCACGGGCGAGGTCGGCGAGAGTGTAAGCTTGCTTGCATCCTCGCATGCGATCCGCTTGATCGCCGCGGTGAGGTCGGCTGCCGGACTCCATGACGACCGGTGATTGAGCCGGTATTTAATTTCTCCGGCCCGTTGTTCGACCAATTTCGCAAAATCAGCGTCCGAGTATCTAATTCCGAAAATCGGGGTTTTCTGCTGCCTCATGGTTTTCTCCACCTCCGCTCCGAAAACTACCGGATGGTGCGAAAAACTGCAAATAGTAAATAATGATATTTTGCTCGCCGACGGTAACGCGCGATCGAGTCTGTTACAGTGTAATCCGACTTACAGAATCTAGCTAGTACTGAACGACTGCGCAGGGTTGTCTAGGGTGTCTATGGTAGGGCGATGTAGGTATTTTTGAGCGTGAGCGACGGCAAGCTCGGAGGGTCGCCAAGGACTAGACACCCTAGCACCCCTCAAAACCAAACTTTTCAAAACGGGCCTTCTGGTGTAATTAATTATTTAAAATGCGTATTTAATTTTCGCGCTCAGAAAATAAATAATTAATTGCCCCCCCTCCTTAAAATCAAAAGTCTTTAAAAAGGGGTATCTAGGGTATCTAGTCGAATCTTCCGTTTTTCATCACCGACGGGGAAGCTTTACAATACCTACATTTCCTCACCATAGACACCCTAGACACCCCTGCGCAGTTGTTCAGTAGTACCCCCTGTAGTGTGACCCGGCTTACACTTTGAAATAAAAACACACGCCTCGCTTGACAGGCTGCCGGAAATAGTAAAGGGTGGGAGTTATGAAAATTTCGTATTTTCAAACTTTCCCCGACGCTGACCCGGTGTGCGTCGAAACCGAGTGGGCGGGTTTGGTCGAGCTGCTCACATCGTTTCGCGACACGGACTGTGCGCCGTGCCTCGGTAAGCACTGCAAAGCGAAGTTTGGCCCCTCGTGGTCACCGACGACGTTTGACGGGCAGCGCTCAAACGAGAACGCGGACGAGGTGTCGGTGCTCGTGTACGATCTTGACGATCTGCTGCCCGACTTTGAAAAAAGCCTAGCGCGCTTGCGGGGCCTTCAGTGCATCGTCCACAGCACGCACACCCACACTGCGCAGAAACCGCGCCTACGGGCTTGTGTGGCGCTTTCAAGACCCGTCCCGGCTGCTAGCTGGCGTGCGGTCTGGCTGGCCGCTGCAATCGATCTGGAGCTCCCAGCGGACCCAGCTTGTAAAGACCCGGCGCGGCTTTACTTTTTGCCTTCCTCACCGGCCGGCACCGATCGTGTGGCGCTGGTAGGTGAGGGCGAGCCGTACGAGCCCGAGCTAGGGCCACGCGCCGTGAAGTCTGACAAGCCCGTGCGTGTCGTGCCCAAACCGCTCGATGTGCCGCCGCCGGATGCTACGGACGTGAAATCGCTACACCGGGTGCTTGCCGATCTTCGCTATCGCAAGGCCCGGTCGGGCCAGACCGAGCACGCCGAGCTGCTCGATGCGGTGATCAAGGGCGAGGCCGTGGCCCCGCAAGGTAGCCGGTCCATCCGAATCAACCAAGTGGCCTCGCTCCTTGCCTACGCTTTGCCCGATAGCGTGTCTGAGGATGTGTTTGTGGAGCTGATCAGCCCTTCGCTGTACCGTACCGATTTAGCGCCGGAAGGACTACCGCACTGGTTACAAGTGGCTACCGAGTCATTTAGCCGCGCAAGAGCACGCAAGATAGAATCGGACCGCATCCGCAAAGAGCAAGACGAGGCACTTCGGAAACGACTACAGGGGCTTGCGCCCAAGCCGAACATCTTGAACACAGCGACCCCGGAAACCGACCCTTTCGAGGAGTGGGAAACGCTTCTACTGAAGAGCGATAAAGGGGCCGTGCTAAACAACGGTGAGAACGTGTTTATCACGCTCGCGTTCTCACCGGAAACCCGGAACACGATTCGGTTTGACCTTGTGTCGAAACGAATCGACATTGCTGGGGGACCGTTCGCCGACGCTTCCGAGGGCGTGTTAGAGGTCGAGGCGTGTGACTGGCTCGCACGATATTACGATCTGCACCTGAAACCGCACGATGTCGGGTTGCGGCTCGGGCGTGTTGCTTGGGCCAACCGGTACGACCCTCTCGCGGATTACCTGAACGGTCTGGAGTGGGACGGGGTCGACCGGCTCGGGGGACTGCTGCGCGAGTACGCACGGGTCACAAGCTCACCGAGCGGCGCGAAGATCGACAAGCTGGCCGAGGTCGTGTCCCGCAAGTGGGCGCGTTCCGCCGTGGCCCGCGCGCTGCATCCCGGCTGCAAGGTCGACACGGTGCTGATTTTGGAAGGGGAGGGGGGCCTTGGTAAGTCGACCTTGTTTGACACGCTCGGGGGCCGGTGGTTCTGCGATGAGCGGTTAGACATCGGAAACAAAGACAGCAAGCACCTAACGGCTTGTTATTGGATTCTGGAACTCGCGGAGCTGGAGTCATTCCGCCGGGCGGAAGACAACGCCAAGAAACAATTCTTCGCGCAGCGGGTCGACAAGTTTCGCAGACCGTACGCTAGGAATCCCGAGGAATTCCCGCGCCGCGCGGTGTTTGTCGGGACATCGAACGATCATCAATACCTCACCGATCGGACGGGTAACCGGCGGTACTGGCCTTTCGCAACATCGGGCGACTTCGACCGGGCCTTGTTGGTCCGAGATCGCGATCAGCTCTGGGCGCAAGCCGTGGCAGAATACCGCAAGTGGGAGTCGCTAGGGGGCGGTGATAACGATCTGCGATGGTGGCTCACGCCTGACGAGCAGAAGCTTATGGATGTCGAAACCGAGGCCCGGTTAAAAGAGCCGCACTTCGATGATCGAATCCACACATGGTGGGCGGAGCTTGAACCATCGAAACGCCCTCAGTTTCTAACAGCCTCGACGGTTGCACAAAATGCTTTACAATTCCCGATCGATCGGATATCACAAGGTGTCCTTTCGGAAATCGGCGTGACGCTTCACAGAATGGGTTTCGTTCGGCTTCGTGTCTACTTCGCCGGGCGGCAAGTGTGGGGCTACAAACCGAGTGAGGAATTACTTACGATGCCGCGCCGTGGTCGCGCGCAGCTCTGGGAAGTCAAGGAAAAGGAAGGGGTCGCGAAGTGAAACTCGAAAAGGTCAGCGTGTCCCAGATCGCCGCGTTCGATCCGACCCAGCCCGCCGGGTGTCCGCGCCGTTGGTGGTTTCGCTGGGTAGATGGTCGGAAGGAACCTGAAACCGCCGCGAAAGCACGAGGTACGGACTTTCACCGGGAAGTGGAACACTACCTCTTGACAGGTGAGGACGTGCTTAGGCCGGAAGTGCGAGTCGGTAAGCACTTGATCGATCGGGGCGTGTCGCAGATTGTAGAGGCTCAGATACCCGGCGGTGATCTGATCCACCTGGGTTTGACTTTTCCGTGGAACGACGGGGCCGCGTGGCCGGTTCGGGAAAGCACCCTGCTTACGGGAAGAGTCGATCGAATCGATTTTGGAGGGACTCACCTTGACGGCGAGGGGAACCCGGTCGATGACGGATTTCCCGAGATCCTCGATTGGAAAACCACATCATCGATCACGGCCTACGCGAAAAGCGGCGCGCAGCTTGCGACCGATCCACAGATGATCGGCTATGCTTCCGCGCTGCTGAGGCCCGATGACCCCGACGAGCTACAGCCTGTATCACGAGCGCAATTCGTCCGCCTATCCCACGTCTACTTCCAAACCAAGGGAGCACGAGCGGCAGCCAAGCGCACGATTGTAGTGAGCCGCGAGCACGTCACCGAGGGATATCACCGCTTGTGCGGAGTCGTCGACGACATGCGCAAGGTGGCGAATCTTCCGGTAGTCGACGATGTACCCAAGAACCTATCAGCGTGCTCGGCCTACGGTGGTTGTCCGCACGCCGCGTACTGTCCGAAAACCTCAGCAGAAGCCCTCCGGGGCATATGGAGCAAAGACACGATGAGCCTTGCCGATAGAATGCGAAACCGTTCCCTTGTACCGCACGCCGCCGCGCAACAGATCGC